AATAAAACTTTTTCACTATTTCCAACCTGTTCCCATTCACAGGTCGTACTATTATACCTAATCGGATAAGCTAAATAACACGCATCGGCTACTGCATTTCTTGTCTTACCTACACCAGATGCGGCTGACCTAATTGTCAATGTTCCTTTCTTTGCACCATCAATTACTTGATTAAAAATTTCACCCTGTATTGGCATACCGATTTCATATGCTGCGCCAAGCTCATCGACCAGCACATTCATGCCGTGTGATGCAGATTCAACTTCTATTTCATCAGTCGTCTCATATTTAGCTTCGACTCCTAATAATTTTTTCCTAACCGCATCAGTAATCATCTTCGGACTTAACATATTAAATCCCTGATTGATTTCTTCGGCGCGCGGGTCAGTTAAATCTTCACAATAGAACTCACTTATTTCAAAACCTTGTTTCTTTAAATCTTTAAGCAGATTAAACATTTTAAATCTATTATAATAGAAATCAAAATTATCAACTTCTGAAAGTTCTATTATGTCCTGTAAATATTCAATTCCATTTTTGTCTTTGAATAACTTTGCCGATACTTGGTCTGGTTCTATAAAGTTCTCTATATCTATAGGTTGTATTTTTGTCGCTCCATTTCTATACAACCCATTAATTGCCATAAAAATCGACCGTTCAAATCTTGAAGGAAAGTCTGTTAGAATGAAAGAATATTTATCAATTTCACTTAACAGCTGTGGTCTTTTCATTAGACAACCAAGTATCTGTTGAGTATCTCGTTTATCTATCATATTTCTCCCACTCTTGATTTTTAAATATTCTTATGGCCTCTTCTACTGAATCTGCCTCAAATCGTTTGGTCCAATAAGAAGAGCCAATCCCAATCTTATCATAATATTTATTTACGACCTTAAAACCACCATTAAAAGGACGTTTAGGATTATATATACTAGAATGACCCAACTGAATACCATAGGCAATTAAAGTAGTATTAGTATAAAATTCTGCTCCATACCAACCACAAAAATTTCCTTCGCCAATCCAATTAGTTTCGCTAAAAAGTCCTATACATTCGTGCTCCCAATCAGATTCACTTATATGCACCTCATTTATATAAAAGGTCATTCCTCGTCCTCCAAATCATCTAATACACTAAAATCAATTGTATATTTGGGTTTTGTTTCATGCCTTTTTATACGTACTTTCTTTCTTTCTGCAGCCGCGCGCATCTGACGTTCAATCTCTGCGATTGTCCCTGCGGATTGACGTTCTCTCGCGGCCCAGTACGCACAAGCATCATTATATATAAAAGGAATTATACCAATTCCTCCATGTCCTTTTTCCCAATCACCATGTTTTACTTCATAAAAATATTTCAATGCAAATAAGATGCCCTTATTGGTCATCTTCTCTTTCAAAAATTTTTTTCGTTGTGCTTCGCATACCCAATAATCGTATGCAACTTTGAGGTCGCGTGCGATATAATCGTAAATTAAATCAACATAATCTTCATCATTATCTGGCTGTGCCTTTTTCCAGTTCTTATAACACTGCCTATGATAATAATAATTGCGCGACGGCATAATCCAATCATCTTTTTCTTTATCTATTTCAATATTACACAATCTACATTTCGCCATATAAAAACTCCTTTCTTCTTTATTATATTATACCACAAAAACAAAAATAAGTCAAATTTAAAAAGAGTAGGATAATCCTACTCTTTCTAACTCTATTTAACCATATCTCTCATTTCAAGCAGTACCAAGAAGAAAGGTTCTTTCTGGTCTTCGGTAATTTCACTTAACTTCAGCTTCCTACCGAAAATCATTTCAACTTTCTTTAATACACGTTCAGCATTAGCTGGGTCGGCATTTACCAATTTTGCCCAAATCTGTTGAGCTTCATCGCGTATCTCATCAAAGTTAAGTTCTTCTTCCTGTTTCTTTTCAAGCTTGTCAACTACTGTCGCGCCATCTAAGTCTCTCTGTTTATCAATCGCTTCATTAATAGCTTTTACAAGTTCATCATAACCAAGTTTAATCTTTGGTGCGAGATATGGGAAACGACTGCCCGCCATTACTGTCGGAGTCTGTCTAGTATAAAGCCATCTATGACTGTTACCTTCATCGTCCCATTCAGTAGCAATATAACCGATAATATCAACAATCTGATTTACTACTTCATAACAACGCTTTGGCATTGACGGCGCGAGAATCTCAATCTCACTATCATCTGCGGTCTTTTCTTTTCTTGTTTCAATATGCGAAATAAGAACAAGACCATAACCAAGCATTGTAATTTTTCTTAAACAAGACTCAAACTCTTTCTTAACAAGAGTCCAACCTTGTCCCCAAGGAATATCACGAATTGATTGTACTCCATTCTGACTACATACAAACTGTTCACACATTTCATATGCAATTGTTGTAGTATCAATCGTAATAGTATCATACATTTCTTGAGCTTCTGGCTTCTCTAATTGCCTTAAAATCTGACGAAATTCTGACCATTTATTAACATCAACAGCCTTAATTCCATCAATAGCATTATAACCCTTTTCGAAAGCGACTAAAAGGTTTTTTGGAAAACGGGAAGCCATTGTGGTCTTTCCCGTTTTCGGCTTACCATATAGGAGCAAATACTTACCTTTTAAATCTCTAGAAATAACCGTAGGCTCAATTGAAAGAATATCAATCATTGGAGCCTACCTCCTTAAAAACCAAGGTCCTGGAATCCGTGCTTTGCAGTTGGCGCCGGAGTCTGTCTTGTAGCAGCTCTGGACATATCTCTATCCTTCTGCTTTTCAAGTCTCAGTTTTCTTTCTGCAAGAGCATTCTGAATTTCATCATTATTAAATGCGAAATCACCCTCAAGCGGCTCCTGTGAACCACCTGTAATAATGAGGTCACTTCTATTAATAGTTCTTGTCTTCTCAATTGGCTCACCAAAATCAACCTCTTCGATAGTTGTTTCAGTTGTGGCTGAGAAATCAAGTCTACCATTAGCTTTTACTGTATTACCGATTTCCCAGTAAGTCTTAACTGCGTCAATAACTCCTGGGCTCTGTGCATACATTGGAACTACATCAACCTTTCCACCATACTGTGGAATGATTGCATCAATTCTATATCTACCAGTTTCTTCGCCGTTTCTATCAATCTCTTCGTTCTTCTGTGCAACCACAAACTCTGTCATATAAGTAGCTTCTGGCTTGCAATCAGACTTATTAATCTTCTGAACGAAAGAAGCATTAACTCTTGGGAAGGAAATAAGTCTACCATCCTGGCTGTAATATTCATTCATACGAATACTCGCATTTGTAATACGAACTCTATCCGCGCCGTCTTCACCATTTTCAGATGCAGCAATACTTACATATTCATCTGCAATTCTCTTAATAGATTCGTAGGCTGGATTCGGAGTTCCCTTATTTGTCAGCTTAGAAGCGAACATATGAATTGGAATTGCAAGTTCCTTTTCCTCGCCGCTAATCTTCTGAGTTACCTTAACGGTAATCGAACCACCAATAGACTCCATAGTCTGACCATTCTTATTAAATGTGCCTGGCTTGATGTCGATTTCTGCGAGAATTCCTTCAATTTTAACTCTATTTTCTGCCTGTCTTAACATTAATTTTACCTCGTTTGTCTAGTTCTGTTCGTTTAATCTGTTTAAAAAAGAATAATAATGGAGGGTTTGTTCAACCCTCCTATTTAATTACTCCTCGTCTTCGCTTGGAACAAAAACCTTACCCTCGTCTGTAAGAACGACATAAGTAACCGGCTTATCTGCTCCCTCAACCTCAACCTTTTCTCTAGCTGCGAGACCTTTCTTTGTGAGGTCAGTTACATTAGCACCTACTGAACGCTCTGTTCTATCAAGTGCATTAGCAAGCTCAGGAATTGAAACCTTTCCACCATTAGCCTTTACATACTCGAATACTTCATTTGACTTTTCTGTAAGCTTCATAATTTTAAATTCTCCTTATTTAATAAATATTTTTAATGAATGTGTTTAATCTGAAAGTTCTTTTCAACTTTCTATAATTATTATACTAAATTTTTGAACTAAACTCAAATTTTGACTTCTCTACTTACACAACAAGTAGTCCAATAACTTTTGCGTTAGAAAGCTTCATAGATTTCGTCCCTTGCGCGCCCTTTGAAAGAAGATTGACTTCATTTAAATTGATTTTAATTTGCGCGTTGGATGCTACTACGATAGACTCTCGTTCATTAGTTATCGGAGCAAAATCAATTAACCTATCATCTGTATCTTTGAGTAGATGTATTTTTCCACCCTTTGTTGCTCTTCCGGTTACTGTGAAATCTTTCGCGGTTGTTCGTTTAATATATCCTTTTTCACTTACACTTAAAAATTCTTTTGTAT